GGTCATCAAATATCACAATTAATACCAGTTGGGTTGTATAATATGCAAAATTCCTACAGGGTTTAGCTATGGATTCAGGTCAAGTAAAAGGTATCTTAGATAACGAGATTGAGAACGCAATCGGGTTTATCGACTCTGAGACTACTGACGAGCGTACTAGAGCTTTACAGTATTACTTACGTGAGGCTTATGGCAACGAGGTAGAAGGTCGTAGCCAGATCGTAACAGGCGAGGTAGCTGAAGCTATTGATGGCGCACTGCCACAGCTTCTACGTGTCTTTACGACTACAGAGGACATCGTTTACTTTGAGCCTAAGTCACCTAATGACGAGGAAAGCGCAAAACAAGCTACTGAGTATTGTAATTGGGTGTTCTATCGTGAGAACGAAGGTCTGCTGATCCTGCATAACTGGTTTAAGGATGCGTTGTTACAAAAGACAGGTATCGTTAAGTCTTACTGGGAATCAAAAGAAGATGTAGTCAAAGAAAAGTACAAGAATCTAACAGAAGAAGAACTTGCTTTATTGTTATCTGATGAGTCAATGGAAGTCGTGCGTCAAAAGGTAGAGATGGTAGAAGCTGGCGTTGATGAGATGGGCATGCCGATTATGGCTCCGTCTTACTCTGTAACGGTTAAGAAGGTTAAGAAGTCAGGTAATGTACGTATTGAGAACGTGCCACCAGAAGAATTCTTGATCTCTAAGGCTGCTAAGACTATTGACGATTCTCCGTTCGTAGCGCACAGACGTTTAGTGCCACGTAGTGATCTTATCGCTATGGGTTACGATAAAGACGTAGTTGACAGTCTGCCAACATATGATGACTTAACGTATAGTCCTGAGCGTATCGCACGATTCGATCAAGGTGAGCAGCCTGATTCAGCTCCTAGTCTAGACTTCTCGATGCAGACGGTTGAGATATACGAGTGCTTTATACGTATTGACGAGGACGAGGATGGCATCGCTGAGTTACGTAGAATCGTTTACTGCGGCAATGAGATTCTGTATGACGATGAGACTGACATAATTCCGTTTCATTCGTTGTGTCCTATACCAATTCCTCATAAGTTCTTTGGTCAGTCATTAGCTGATAGAACAATGGACATTCAGTTAATCAAGTCCACGTTAATGCGTCAGACTTTGGATAACTTGTATCTAACGAATAATGCTCGTGTTGGTGTGGTTGATGGTCAGGTTAACCTTGACGATATGCTCAACGCTACGCCTGGTGGCATTATCCGAGTAAAGAACCCTAATGCTCTGATACCTTTGCAAGTTCCTAGCGTTACAGGTCAAGCGTTCCCGATGTTTGAGTATCTGGACGGTGTAGCAGCCAAGCGCACAGGCGTTACAGACGCATCGTCAGGTTTAGATCCAGATGTGTTGTCTAACGTCACAGCTACTGCTGTAGCGGCTATGATGAAGTCCAATAGTGGTAAGCTAGAGTTGATCGCTCGTATCTTTGCTGATACTGGCGTTAAGTCGTTGTTCAGAGCTATCTTGCATTTACTAGGCAAGTATCAGGACAAGGCTAAGATTATCCGTATGCGTGGTAAGTACGTACAGTACGATCCTAGAACGTGGGCGAATGAATACGACATTAGCATTAACGTAGGTCTTGGTTCTGGTGACAGAGATCAGAAGCTAGCTATGTTGCAGATGATTCTAGCGAAACAAGAGCAGATATTGCAGCAGTTTGGCCCATCTAATCCGCTAGTATCGGTAGGTCAGTATCGCACCACGTTAGCAAAGTTTATTGAGTCAGCAGGGTTTAAAGATGCAAACGCATTTCTTAACGAGATTACTCCTGAACAAGATGCTGCTCTTGCACAGCCTCAGCCTCCATCTCCCGATGCACAGGCAGAGGTTGCTAAGATGCTTGCGGACGTTGAACGAGAGAAGATCGCTGCGAAGTCGCAGATCGACTCGGAGAAGCTAAAGTTAAAGCAGCAGGAACTTGAGGCTCAATATACCCAAAAGGGCTTAGAGATGGCTATGAAGAATCAGCAGCAACAGGCTGACATCAAGATTAAAGAAGCACAGTTAGCTGTTCAGCAGTTACAGGCAATCCTAACGATGGATATGGCAGACGAGCAGATGCGTCAGAAGCAAGCTGAGATCGTCTTAAAAGCGATTAAGGAACTTGGAGGATTAGTATAATGGCTTATAACCCACAAATGCCTCAGATGCCTCAGCAAATGCCACAACAGCAGCAACAAATGCCGCAGCAAATGCCACAGCAATACCAGAATCCAGCCGCTAACTGGCAGCAGACGTATCAGAACTCATCATGGGCTAATCGTCAGCCTATGCAGTATCAGCAGCAACAGATGCCGCAACAGATGCCACAGCAATATCAACAGCAACAGATGCCACAGTTTTCTCAGCAGCAGATTAATTCATTCTTGAATTTTATGCGTAGCAGACCTATGCCTAATTTTATGGGTGATCCACGTTATCAGGCGCAACAGTCACAGCAGCCTGTATATCAGCCACCACCAACGCCTAAAGCTCGTACATATATGCCAGAAATTAAATTTACTTATGGCGGTGGAATGACAGGAGGTTTGAATAATAGTTATACATCTGGAGATGCTTCTGCTGATGCTTGGGTTAAAGCAAGAAATGCAAGATCTGAAAATGATAGGTTAAATTTACAACAAAGAGAACAAAAGACTAGAGACCTATATAATCAATACTTTTCTGGTGCTGCTTAATGAGTAAAGCAGACTGGGCAGCTCGCATACTTCAAGATGAGCGATTCATTGAGGTAATGAACGAGCTAAAAGAATTAGAGATACAGAAGTTTAGAAGTACAGATTACAGCGACATGGAGCTACGTGAACAAGCGTATTTACGCCTCCGAGTTTTAGAGGATATAGAAGGTTATATTCAAGGGCTTACTAACCAGAAGCTCATTGACGCAAAAAGATGGAAGATTTTGTAGTCCGTATAGGGCGGTTCCCTATATAATTATGGAAATGAAAACATGAGCGATACTGAAAGCACCACTCCAGAGGGAAGTGCGCAGTTAGATGTAAATGGTGCAGCTAACGCTATTTTGGGATTAATGGGCAATGATGATGGCTCCGAACAAGGACAACCTGAACAGCGCACAGAATCCAACGATAGCGATGCCGAATCAGAGGAATACGAGGAATCGGAAGAATCTGAGGTAGAACAAGAAGAAGCTGATGAGTCAGAGGAACATCAAACATTCCGAGTGAAAGCTGCGGGAGAAGAACGTGATGTAACCCTTGATGAGCTTATTAAGTCATATCAACTTGGCACTGATTATACAAAGAAATCGCAAGCTGTAGCGGAAGAACGTAAGGCAGTTGAAGCTGAACGCCATGCAGTTCAAGAAGCGAAGCAACTCCGAGATACTTATGCGGAGAGGTTGCAGTATATCGAGCAAGCCTTGATGCAGCCTCAAGAAACAGAGAATCTGGAATACCTGAAAGAGACTGATCCTATTGGATACGCTGTTAAGGTTGCAGAGATGTCTCAGAGGGAAAAGCAGTTAGCGCAGGTTCGTGCTGAAAGAGAGCATATAGCTCAACAGCAGGAATACGACAGACAGAATCAGTTACGTGCAAAGGTTGCACAGGAAGCTGAGAAGTTAGTTGGTGCGTTACCTGAATATGCTGATCCTGTTAAGGGTGAAGCAATCCGTAAAGAGATACGCAGCTACGGTAAACAGGCTGGATTCTCGGATGATGAACTAGCGAATGTATTTGATTCTCGTGCAGTATTAACGCTATATAAAGCTATGCAGTACGATAAATTGAAAGCATCGCAACCAGCTATTGCTAAGAAGGTGAATGAAGCTCCAAAGGCGATGAAGCCTGGAGTATCAAACCCAAGAGATAGTGGAGCTGAGGATATTAAAAAACTGAAGGCTAGGGCTAGACAATCTGGAAAGATTAGTGATGCCGCAGCCGCTTTTGAACGCTTTTTATAGGAAATTATCATGCCAACTTATCAAACATTTACCGCTATCGGTATGCGTGAAGATTTATCTGACGTTATCTATAACATCAGCCCAACTGAAACACCAATTATGTCCTCTATCGGTAAGACTAGCGCAACTGCTGTTTACCATGAGTGGCAGACTGACTCGCTTTCTGCCGCTACGACTGCTAACGCTGCGGTTGAGGGTGCAGATGCAACTTCTATCACTGCATCACCAACGACTCGTGTTGGAAATTATACTCAAATCGTACAGAAAACGATTCAGGTCAGCGGAACATTAGAAAAAGTTAACAAAGCAGGTCGTAAGTCAGAAAAGGCTTACCAGTTAGCTAAGGCTTCTGCTGAAATCAAGCGTGACTTAGAGACTATCATTACTGCTAATCAAGGTAAGTCAGCAGGTACATCAACTGTAGCTCGTACTATGGGTTCATTGTTGTCATGGATCAAGACCAACAGCTCACAAGGCACTGGTGGTTCTGCTCCAGCAACTTCGGGTACATCTACCCGTACTGATGGTACACAGCGTACTGCTACTGAAGCATTGTTGAAAACTGTTATCGCTTCAATCTTTGATGCGGGCGGTTCACCAAAGGCTGTATTCGTTGGTTCAGCAGGTAAGCAGAAGATTTCTGGCTTTGCTGGTATCGCAGTTAATCGCTATCAGATTACCAAGCCTGAAGCTGGCGTTATCATCGGGGCGGCCGATATTTATCAGTCGGATTTTGGCCAGTTGTCAATTGTCCCTGACAGATTCATGCGTAATCGTGATATGTTAATTCTTGATCCTGAGTACGCAGCGATGGCTTTCCTGCGTCCATTCATGACTAATGAATTGGCTAAGGCTGGTGACTCTGAGAAAACTCAGATTCTTGCTGAAGTAACTTTGGAAGTGAAGAACGAAGCAGCACATGGTATCGTTGCTGACTTAGACTTCTCGCTGTAATAGACTAGCCCCTGCCTGATGGTGGGGGCTTTTTTGAGGGACTAATGGAAAACTTACGTAATCATACGGTTCATGCGGACGGTGATGGCGGCATTATCATCGAAACTAATCAAGATATAACTGACATCTTGGAGCGCAACAAAGCGTTACAGGAAGTGGATAAGGCTAGGACAGGAGCGACAGAAGATTTACATTTAATAGGATCAATACCTTTTACGGCTATTGATAAGCTAAATCAAATGGGAATCATGCGTGGCTTCTATATAGTGGATGAGGTAGCGTTTAAGAAGTGGCTAAATCATCCAGACCAAGCACCATTGAAGATATATCGGGGAACAGTATGAGAGTTGGCGTTTGTATTCCATGTAGGGATGAAGTACATACAGGTTTTGCGTTTGATTTTGCTAGGATGGCTGCACATGATGCGTCTGTTCGATGCAAGGATGGTAAGGGTGGTCTAAGCCTCTACACGATGCCTGGGACACTTATATTCGATCAGCGTGAGAAGTTAGCTCAGGTAGCATTAAAAGAGGGCTGTGACGCTGTTTTATACATTGATAGCGATATGCGTTTTCCTCCTGATCTGATAACGATAATGTTATCTCGTGAGGTTGGGATTGTCGGTGTTAATGCGGTCACTAGACGTAAGCCATGTATGCCAACGGCTAAGTTGTTAGTTAAGTCAGAGGATGAGAAGGGGATTCGCCATCATTGGTCTAATGTCGATTCTCGTGGTAAGGAAGGTATTGAGAAGATTACTGCTGTTGGTTTTGGGGCGGTAATGATTCGTAGGGAAGTGTTTGAGAAGGTTCCTCAGCCTTGGTTTGATGCAGGATGGGGGCCAACAGGTGTAGTCGGTGAGGATGTTCACTTTTGCGTTAAGGCTGGTGATAATGGCTTTGATACTTGGGTGGATCACGAGCTGTCTATGCACATCAAACACGTAGGTACGTATGAGTACGGCTGGGATGATTTTGAGCAACTAGAGGAATAATATGGCTTTTAGTACATACAGTGAACTAAAGACTACGATAGCTAGTTACTTAGCTCGTAGTGATTTAACGGCTATGATTCCTACGTTCATCCAGTTGGCTGAATTACGTTTGCGTAGAGAACTCAGAACTCGTCAGATGTTGGTTGTAGCCACAGCAAATACGACAGGTGGTGACTCTACCGTAGGATTACCTACAGACTTCTTGTCGATGCGTGACATACACGTTAATACGAATCCTATTACTACTTTAGCTTACTCAGCTCCTAATGCTTTCTATAATTCCTACAGAGTTACAGAGTCAGGTAAGCCAACTGAATACACAGTATTATCTACTGAAATTCAATTGTCTCCTGTTCCTGATAGCACTTATCAGCTTCAAATGCTTTACTACGCACAGCCTTATTTCTTAAGTGATACTAATACTGGTAATGTGTTTTTAGTTAATTATCCAGACGCTTTACTGTACGCAGCATTAGGTGAGGCAGAGCCTTATTTAATGAATGACGTAAGGTTACAGACTTGGGCTAGTTTGTACGATAGAGCAATATCATCAATAACGGTAGCAGACCAGAGCAGTGAGTATAGTGGTCAGCCAATGTCAATGTCCTATAACGTGAGGTAAATTATGGCAGAAATGTCGAACTATCTAGAAAATGCTCTAATTAACGCTACCTTGCGTAATACGAGCTACACAAGTCCTGCTACGGTTTACATGGGCTTATATACATCTGATCCTACTGACGCTAACACTGGTACTGAAGTATCTGGTGGCTCTTATGCACGAGTTGCAGTAACAATGGGTGCGCCTAGTAACGGTGTATCTACGAATACTGCTGCGGTAGAGTTTGCACAGGCTTCTGGCTCATGGGGAACAGTTGGCTGGATCGGTATTCTCGATGCTTCTTCTAGCGGTAACTTGCTTTATCACACACCACTAGACGTATCTAAGACTATATCTTCTGGTGATATCTTTAAGATAGCTATAGGTAGCCTCAGTGTAACTCTGGCATAAGGAGTAAGCGATGGCACTAGTTGTAGCGGATCGTGTTAAAGAAACATCTACCACTGCTGGCACTGGTACGCTAACTCTAGCTGGTGCTGTTGCTGGGTTTCAATCCTTTGCGGTTATTGGTAACGGCAATACTACTTACTACTCTATCGTAGATTCTACGGCTGGTACGTGGGAAGTGGGTATTGGTACGTACACTTCATCAGGAACTACGTTAGCTCGTACTACTGTATTGGCTAATAGTTCTGGCACTACTTCACCTATATCGTTTGCAGCTAATAGTAAGGACGTATTCGCTACGTATCCTGCTGGCAAGGCTGTGTACGAGGATGCAAATAATCGTGTAGTGATACCTTATACTTCTGGAGTTACTGATACTGGCTCGTTAAATGTTGGATCAGCTACTAGTCATTCGGACTCTGGTGTTATTGCTGCATTTACTGGAAGTGAACCTTTATATCTTTACACTAGCCTACAAAATACAAGTTCAAGTAATACAAGTTATGCAAGTTATGCAGTAAATGATGGTGGTCATACAGCATATTCTGAACTTGGTATAAATAATAGTAACTATAGTTATTCAGCAGCAGGTTTCCCTAATAATGGATTTTCTACACCATTAGCTAGCTTTGTTGAGGCTTATGGTGGCCCATTAGTTATGGGTACGTGGGATAGTCAAAAGATTAGTTTTATTGTTAATGGTTCTGTCAATACTGCAGATGCTTTAACTATATCTACTGCTGGTAATGTAACTACACCAAATACATTAAGTGGAGCGCAGGTAGTTGCATCTAACGGATTAGTTGTTAATAGCAATACTGTAGCTGCTAATTATTCAATACCTAGTGGTTCTTCTGCAATGTCGGTAGGCCCTTTAACTGTTAGCAATGGCATTAGCGTAACTGTGCCTAACGGTTCTAGATGGGTGGTTCTGTAGATGTTTGGCTTTTCAGCGTACTCAGAGAATCCATACTCTGCTACTGGCGGTGCTGGAGTTTTATTTGGAGCTGCTAGTGTAAATGGATTAGCTACAGTAATTGCTAATGGTGGCTATTTATTAAACGGTGCTGCTGCTGTTGATGCGTTAGCTACGGTATCTGCTTCAGGTATTCTTATACAGAATGGTGCTGCTTCCATACTTGGAATAGCTACTGTAACTGCAAACGGTGGATTAGTAATTAACGCTGTAGCTTCTGTAGTTGGCAATGCCACAGTAACTGCTGATGGAAGTCGTATTACATTTGCCTCTGGCTCTATTGATGGAACTGTAACTGTTACAGCAGACGGCATTAGGATACAGACCGCAATAGCTGACATATTAGGTCAGGCTACTGTGACTGCATTAGGTGGAGTTCAATATAGTGCTGACGCTTCTGTAGTTGGTAATGCTGAGGTTGTATGTATGCCAATAATGATATGGAATGGCATCTCTAGTGTATTGGTTAACGCTACTTTGATTGCTGACGGTAGAGTTATTGGCGATGAATGGGATCAGGTTACTGAGGGTACTAATACTTGGAATTTAGTATCTGGCGGCTCAAATATATGGACTGAAGTACCTAGTGAATCTAATACTTGGACAAGGCAATAAAGATGGCTAAACAACGCATAATATTCGGTGAATGGCTACCAGATCAGCCTGGCGTTACTGGTGCTTTATCGGATGCGGTTAATTGTTATCCTGTTACTAATGGATACGCTCCTGTATTATCTGAAGCTGATTATTCTAATGCTGCTGCTGCTAATCTGTTGGTATCTTTTGCAGGCAAGACAGCAGGGATTGTGTCGTTATTTGGTGGCTCTGCTACTAACTTGTACAAGTTTACACCTGGTACTCGTGTTATGGCTGCATTAACCACTACTGGATACAGTACTGTTGAGTATTGGGATACCGTTCAGTATGGCGAAAAGATGATTATGGCTAGTGGTTCTAACAAGCTACAACAATACACACTGAATTCATCTACTTATGCTACAGATTTAGCAGCAGCAGCTCCTACTGCTAAGTATGTAACTGTAGTTAAGGACTTTGTAGTTGCTGCTAACGTTGTCGGAGATGAAAATAAGGTTTACTGGTCTGATATTAACGATGAAACAGACTGGACTCCTGGTCTTGCTAGTCAATCTGACTCTCAAGTAATACCAGATGGCGGTGATATTACAGGTTTATCTGGTGGTGAATATGGATTAGTGTTCTTGGAGCGTGGAATCTACCGTATGACGTATGCAGGTAGCCCATATTTCTTCCAGTTTGATGCTATTTCAAGAAGTTTAGGCTGTATATCTCCTGGCTCTGTCATAAATTACAGTGGTTTAACATATTTCCTAGCTGACGATGGTTTTTACGTCTGTGATGGGCAATCCGCTAAACCTATTGGTGCGGAAAAGATAGATAGATGGTTCTTTGATCGAGTTAATGCGGTAGATTTAAAGAACGGTATATCGTCTGCCGTTGATCCTGAGAAAAGAATTATTATTTGGTTGTTTCCTAATCAATCAGCTACAAATACTTTACTTATTTACAACATATTGTTAGGTAAGTGGTCTTATGCAGATACTACTGCTAACAGTATTTCTTCTGCGATAACTCCATCGGTAACGCTAGAGGATTTAGATAACTTTAGTGCAAGTATTGATGCTCTAACAATCTCTCTTGATGATAGACAGTGGACAGGCGGACAATTACTTTTAGCTGGTACTCAAGGAGCTAAGATTGTTACGTTTAGCGGTGCTTACAAACAGGCTGCACTAACAAGTGGTGACTTAGATGTAGGTCGATCTGTAGTTACATTGGCTCGTCCTATTGTGGATGATGGTAGCGGCTCTGTAGCAGTAGCAAGTCGTGAGTTATTGGATGATGCTATAACGTTTGGAGATGCCTCTGTGGCTGATTCAGAGGGTCGCTGTGGGCTTC